CACCTTAAGCATCACCACACTCAACACAACCAATATTGCTGCAACCATCTCAATGCTCATCATATAAACCCACCACCAAATAGTTCATCAACATTAATAAACTCTCCAACCGTCCACTTAAACTGCCCACCCTCATACAAAGCCCAACATGCCAATGCTAATGCATCAACAACATCATCGTGCTTACCCTCTTTCTTTATCTGCTCCTGTCCCGTGCTGCTATACTTGATTTTAAAACTATCAAACTGCTCAAACAAACCATCATTATCTATTAATTTCAACTTGTTATCCTCTATCATCCTTCTCAAATTCCAATATAATTCTCGCCTCAAATTGTGTTTGCTGAAATTAAAATCTTTTACTGTCGTCATTATTTTCTTTTCCTTAAGTGCTTCCCTCAACCTGTCAACTGCCGCACCCCATCCACCTGTCGCATCTGCATAAACATATAATGGCTTCCATTTCTCAATTTTGTTAACTATCCAACCAATCACATCATTCATTGATCTCTTTCCTCTTATCCAGAAATTATGCATCTCCGCAATCTCTTCCCCATTCTCATCAATGCCAACCACTACAACCGCATTATAATCTGAACCATACCGTGCCCAATCAATGCCCATGTAATAAATATATCCCTCTTGCGGTGCTGTCTTTCTCTTTAATATCATTGCATTCTTGACCAAATCCAAATCGAAAAATGCATCATCTGCATCCACAAATTCGGCAAGTACTTCTCTCTTGAATGCTATCTCACCCTTTATCCTTCTGAATACTTCAACCTCATCCTTGTTAATGAACGGACTTGCTACACTTGGCACCCTATGCTTGCTAAACTCATCATCTATCCACGCCTTCCAAAAGAACCCTGTCTTACCTTTGCTTGGTGTCCCCATAAGTATTAACTGCCCCCTCTTAACCATCAATGCTGGCATGATACTCACAAACACATCATCATTGACAGACTGTGCCTCATCAACGATAACCATGTCACAAGTGTAACCTCTAATTGTTTCACCTGATGCACCAGCGGGCAAACACCTAATTATGCTGCCATTCTTGAACTCCATCCTTCTCATTGTTAGCCTATTGACATCCCTTCTAATTATTGGATTTGCCAACACAATATTCATAATCTTGCGGTAAACAATTTCTGCCTGCCTCTCTGTTGCTGATATTATCATAATATCCTGATTATCAAAACAATATGCTCGCCACAATGCCTTAATCGAGGTTACTGTTGTCTTCCCCACCTGACGGCCACAACAAAATATCACTCTCTTATGCTCGTCCCTAATCATCTCCTTCTGATAATCTGTTAACTTTGTCCCGCACAATATTTCTGCAAACAATACAGGGTCTTTCCTAAACTTTTCAATCGCTATCTCCTTTGCCTTCGTCATCATTCAACACCTCAAGTATTCTTTCCCATGCTCTCTCATCCTCATCTGGTGCATTGCTATAAAGTATCTTATACACAAATGCCAACTCCTTCAACACTTTAACCATCACATCTATCTCTCCGTCCATCAATGCCTTGACATATATTCTCGCCGCCATATTCCTCAACTCATGCTCAAAGCTCTCCTTTCCTCTATAAAATGACCTGACTATTTCTTGCACACTCTCTGGATATTCTGCCAACTTACATTCTTTACCGGGCACTGCCACAAAACATGGATATATCTCACAACTCTTATCGCAAATCATTATATCACCTCTGCATATATCTTATAATTTCTTGCTCTGAACTCAACATCGCCATACAATAACATCATTATCAATGTTGCTGGCATAGACTGCATGCCATATTTATCTTCCCTGAACCTCTTGAGAAACTCCTTAATTGGCATCTCATCACCTCTGTTTTCCCTCTTGAATTGCTTAATATGTTCTTTTGTCTTCTCCTTCATTGTCACATTATATTGTTCCTTTCTCTTATATATAACTTCCTCAAATGCATCCATAACCCTCTTTGTGAAAGCTTCACATGAATACTTCTCCTCTATCCTCTGCCTTAACTTCTCTCTCCAACTCTCATCTATCTTATCTCTAAATGCATCTCTCAACATCTGCTTTTGCTCTGCCACACTGTTAAACATATACGGATAATCCTCACCAAACAACTCTGGGAATGTTATCCCTCTCGGCACTATTGGCAACCCACCCAAGTAGGCACTCTCTGCTATTGCTATGCAAAATGTTTCGTGCTCTGTATTCATTGTGTTGATATGCTTCTTTGCTATGCGCTTCAAATATTCATCATGATGTGGTTTGAAAAATGGCTTGACATACGGCCTATTGCCATACTTTATTGATTTCCCCGCACCACTTGCTGACAACTCAACTGTAAAGTCATACCCCTCTTTTGCTAAATCATCAAACACCTTAAATGTTATGTCACTCCTCTTGTAAAACTTCATCCTGTGATTATAAATTACTGTCCTATTGTCGCCACCTTCAACCTTCAGCTTTCTCATGTAATCTGTCACAACAGGTAAACCTACCACCCTTGACTTCTTTTCAAATTCCTTCTTAAAATGCCTTCCCCAAACACTTCTGTCCAACTCATCAAAAAACATCCACTTGTTATACTCGCTGTTAAAGAACAATATGTCACTCCACTTCGCACCCAATATCTCCAAATCCCTAAACTGAATAAACACATTGTATTCAAAATCTCCCAATGTCGGATGTATCGTCCAATGATAAAACGTGCCCATTATCATCTTCTCATAGTCATAGCTCAACATGGTATTTCTCATTAATATTGCCAACTCTGGTATGTGATTGAACACCACACACACTCCAAAATGCTCTAACAAATCATAGAACAACTTACTATCAAACCACCCATTCTGGTGCTTCTTGCTTGATGGAAACGGTATGCTAACTGGTATTAAAATGTCCTTGTTCTCCTCAAACACACTTGATGTGTATAACCGTGCACCCTTCGGCATGGTTGCCACTACTATTGCCCTACCATCCTTCCTCATGCCCTCTACAAAGTTCTTTAACACTACAAAATTACTATCATAATCAAAATTCTGTTGACTAATCATCATCCAATTCAACAACACCATCTTAGCCATCTCTCTCCACCTCTCTGCACACAAACTTTAGCACTTCTGCATTATTCCTCAGCCCATGCTTTGCCTTCAACTCCTTGAACTTCCCTTTAACAAATTCATACTTATTCATATCATCAAAACCAATCACCAACCTGAATATTGACGTATCGTAACTCACTGTATTAACACCAATCTCAAACCCTTCATCTGTGCCAAACGTCGGTATGTCAACATCTCCTTTGTCAAACCCTGTTAGCTCTATCTTTCCATACTCATCAATTTCCTCAAGTATATCCTTCAATTTATCATAATCCCACTCGCCCTCAATCTTGTTCAATGCTATCGCCAACTTCTTTTCTGTCTCAATGTCAACATCTATCTCAACAACCTCAACCTCGTGCCGCCTACCATAAAGTATTCTCAACGCCTTCAATCTCTGATTTCCACCAACCACATGCCCCGTTCTCTTATTCCAAATAATTGGCACAATATAACCAAACTCCTCTATGCTCTTCTTTAATTTGTCCAACTTCTTTCTCGATATTTTTCTTGGATTATACGGAGCTTCAAACAAATCCCCAATCTTCTTTTTCACTATCTCCATTCCCCACCACCCCCCTCGCCATACTCCAACTGAATTAACAAATCAATATAATGCTTTGCCTTCTCCAAATCTTCCTTGCCACCCTTATACCTATGCCTACAGATATACTTTATCACATTGCCCTCAATGTATCCCAATCCGTTCTTCACAATGAACTCAATCGGTTGAATCTTAAATTTCTTATAGTGGTCACCACCAACCTGCACATCTGTCGCTTTCATTCATCACCACCCCTCTCAAGCTTGAGCAACATTGCATACAACGCATCTGCATAAGACCCATAAACTTCTGACCATGCTACTAACACGCTCTTTACTTCGTTATAATCAAATTCATCATCAAACACAATCTCCAACTTATGCTTCTTTGCTGGTGCTTTTGCTTCCTTCTCTATCCTCTTGAGTATCTTCTCAACCTCTGCTTCATCAAATCCCAAATCTTCAATCTCATCAATGCTCAACTCCTCAAACACTTGTCTTAACTTTGACATATCCCAATCGCCCCTAATTGCATTCAATGCTATATTCAAAACCTTCTCATCATCCTCACTCAAATCGACTACAACAACCTCAACCTCATAATCCTCGCCATATAAATCCATTAGGGCATCATATCTCTGGTGTCCACCAACTATTCTACCCGTCCTCGCATTCCACACAATTGGCTCAACATATCCAAACTCTTCAATGCTCTTCTTCAACTTCTCCTTCATCTCCTCACTCATCCTACGTGGATTATATTCTGCCTTCTGCAAATCCCTCAACCTCATCTTCTCAATCTTCATTCAATCACCCCCTAACCGCTTTGTGTTGTTGTATCTATATCTAACGACTTCCTTTATATGCTTTGCTATCTTTTCACTCACAACATTCATTAATTCGTCCTCACTCGCCATTAACACTCGCTCAACACTCCCAAACCTATTCAACAACCTCGTCGCTGTTTTCTCACCAATACCTGATATTGCCATCAATACGTGCACTGCCTCAACCTTTGTATCTCGCAAACTCTTATCAACAGCTAAACTTGGCAATTCTCTTACTTCTTTCCCTGCCCTCTTATTCAAGACACTTAATGCAATCTTAGTCTCATTAATACTCCATGTTCTTATTAACCCTATTCCAAATTCTGCTACCTTAGCCTGTATTCCAAACCATTGTTGTCGTGTCATTTTAGCAAATTTTGCATTATATCTCTTGAACTGATTGCCTTCTAAAATAAGTATTGCATAAGCCTCTTCGCCCCTCATTCTTTCCTCTTCCGCCAATATCTTTATTCTGTTAAGCTGCTCAACGAATCGCTCCTTTACCTTACCACTTCCTGCCTTTCCTCTCAAACTACCAAGCATATCAATAAGTGTCTTCCGTTCAATGAAATATTGCCTATTTTCTCCAATAATCCAATAATCAAATCCTAAATCTCTGACATCATCAGCAATCTTCTTCAATTCTTCAGGTTCGTGCACATCCACAATTATCATTGCCTATCCACCTATGCAACCACTTTCTGTTTAAGCTCATCTTCCATTTCCTTTGCTACCTGATAAGTCCTCCACAGTCCAAACAACCATACCAATATCAACACTGGCAAAACCCCAACAAACAGCAATGCCGCCACCAACAGTATCAATGCTTCTCCTGCCCTGTTCAAAAATATTAATCCTGCTCCGGGCACAACCAAACTTCCCAGATATGCAAACATTTTCCTCTTAGTCCAATTCTTTTCACAAAACTCCTCCATAATTTCTCACCTCCTTAATATCCATCCATAACGCATTTTTCAAAAAATGAACAGTAGCCTTTCTGCCAAAACAATGTATAAAATATATTGTCATACACCGTCCTATCTGTCAACACTATGTCATGCTTTCTCACTGCCTCGTCCTCTTTCAATATTTGCCTTATCAAACATGACTTCTGAAACTCCAACAACATGTCACTATTTCTAATCTCCATCAAACTGTTGAATCCATATGCTTCCTGAAACTCCTTGAACACCTCTCTTACCACTTCATTTACAACACCAACATTATAACCCAGTTTCTTCAATCTCCGTGCACACTCATTAACCAACGTTGTCTTACCACTACCACTCGCACCAGCAAACCCAACCAACATCCCATCACCACCCATCCCTTATACATCTCTCAAACCAAGCGCAATAATTACATAACCAACTTACATTTGCAGGTGGTAACTCCTTCTTCTCAATTGCCCTTTTCAATACCATCGCCTTTGTCTTAATCTCCCTCAACACACTATCATAATTATGTCCCAACCTGAAGGTATAAACTTGCACTTTCTTGTTTGACACATCAATATAGATTATTGCTCCCATGTTTGCCCTAATGCCATAAGTCTCATTCAATAACACTGAATACATCTCAACCTGCTTAATGTGATGACTATACGGACTGCTAACTGGCCTGCGTGTCGTCTTCTTGTCAACTATGATAATGTTGCCATCGAGTTCAACTATCTCATCAATTGACCCAACAACATCATAATCCTCCAACCCAACAGATAACTCATGTGCCAACACATCGCCAACAGTGAAATTGCTAATTGGCATCTCATGCAACTTCTTGCCTATCCAAAATGTGAGTATTGTGTCCTCACTCAACCCCTTTGGTGATATATTATCATCAATACTCGCCAACTTCTCCTTCAACAACCTGTCATAGTATGGCTTCCTCAAACAATCATATACTATCTCCGTAACATGCACACTGTCCCCCCTGTCCTCATCCATGTCTTCAAGCACCGCCTTTAAAAATAAAAATTTGAGTTTGTCTTCGAGCTTCATTCTCTAACCCTCACCCATTCCTCTTTACCATATCGCAATACATCAACTCTACCCTTAATATCGTCCCATGTCAATCCCCATTTCCTGTCAATATACTTAATGAACGCTCCTTTTTCCATCTCACCAGCACTGTCTAATGCCCTTAACGCTTCCTCAATTGCTTCCTGATTAGCCACATCCTTCTTTTTCACAACCTCATACTTTCGCACATTTATCTCATATATATCCTTCCATCTCTTGACCCGCCCCTTAACAACTATTTCATCGCCAATCTTGACATCATGCATCTCTGTCGCAAACGGCAATGCAATCATTATGTCACCTGTCTTATCTGCCATCCTCAATATTGGTCTGTAATATGTGACCTTTCCTTTGCCACAATTACACTCCTTCCTATAACATTCTGGGCATCCATCATACTTAATTATTCTGACCTCATCAAATACAACTCCCTTGACCTCTACAAACTCCCCCTCATTGACCTCACTAATGTCCTTTGCTTCATAACCACTGTAACTCGCTTTAACTCCTCTACCATGTGCCCGCTCATACAAAATTCTCATCACCTTCAGATTGTCTGCATATTCTGGATAATGCTTCTTTGCCCACTCCTTAATTACCTCATCTGGAACTCCTTCTGTCATCTTAACACCTTCCAACTTTACACCATCTTCCACAACCTAACCGCCAAATATGCAATCTCTTCCTTTGACAACTTTATAGTTATTCTTCTCGTGTCCTTCTGTCCCTTTGTGCCCTCCTCTGCACTAAAAAACACATTCCCCTTGTCGTCCGTATTTATTCTCACTCTTTTCCACCTACCTGACCTATCGTTATATCTATACAACTCCACATTTCCATCCTCCATTTTTTCACCCCCACAACTTTTGTTGCCTACTACCCCACACCGCCTCAATTATTCTTTTGACGGGTGGGTAGATGACATTACTCCAATAATACGTATAATTCAACCTTCTTTTAAACTTTTCTATCGAATTGCTGCCACCTAATGGCTCTACATCATCACCGACCCACACATAACTGATTTTGCCTTGTAACGGTATGTTCTTCTCAAGTGCTTTCCTCAATGCCCTAACATGTGGCTGATTTGTTTTGTATTCTTCCAAATCCTTGTAACTTTTTGCCACCACTAACATCTCGTCAAACTCTCCCTCAAACAATCTCTTCTTTATGTCTGCTAAATATTCATACACTTCATCCTTTCCTTTACCTTCAACCAATATCATCTTAACCACCTCTTCCTGCACAACCTTCGCCAACCTACACCAATCAGACCTTCTCTTCTCTACGCCTCTCCAAACCCAATCACCATCAATTGTCATGCCAATGTATCGCTTCTTAACTGCCTTATTGCCCGCACTGAAAAATATGATTTTGTCAAATATTGCTTCAAGCTTGACACTGAACGGTGCTAACACATCATTTATCTCATCCTCTATCAACTTTGCAAATGCTTCAACATTCTTTGCCTTATCCAACTTAACAAATACTGCATCAGTATCACCATACACAACTTGCAATCCATATTGCTCAACAAAATCCTCTAGCCTCTTGAATAACTCTCTACCCTTCCCTGTCACCGTCTCTGCCTTCTTGTAATTCTTGTATCTCCAATATTTGTTGCCAAACACACCATACATTGAATTCGCAAGCACCTTAAACACTTTCTGCTTCACATCATACTTCTTGTCACCCTTCTGCTTATACAATCCCTTGTATTCTGCCCTCAAATCCAGAAACTTCCTCAATATTGCTGGCACAACTTCACCATCAAATCCGTCAATGTCAATTCTGTTGTGTATGATTATGTTTGGATACATCGACGCAAAATCAAAATAACCTACATACCTATGCACTCCCGCAATCGGCTCTTTGACAAATGCTCCTCTATAGCTTTGCTCATTGCCAACAACACGTGAATTCTTTGCCACATATCCCAACTCTCGCAATCTCCTTATCACTAAAACATCTGCCATCACAACAGGTGATGATTCATCAAATATTGTATTAACTTCTCTTGATATCTCCGCTTGCAACTCAAAAAATCCATACTTCTTGTCTATCAAATAACACAACTCTGCATCATACATGTTATACTCTTCCAACTCCTGCCTTGTCATCTCATGTATTGCCTTATCTCTATGCTTCTTCCTGAACCCTTCATAATCACTAACTTCCTCAAGTGTGTAGCTCTCCAATCCTTTTATCTGTGACTTGTATTCGCCATACAAATCGTAAAACGTGCTAAACCCTAACCATATCTTATTCTCAACACCCAACCTCTCACATCTTTCCTTCAAATGCATATAATCAAACTCAACATTCCAACCACACATTATCGTCTTCTCATTATCTTGCAAATGTGAAACAACAACTTCCAAAAACTCTCGCTCACTATCATAATCACCAATATAAAACCACTCACCATTGCCCCGCTGGTCATACACTGCAACACTCACAATCTCTGTTGCTCCATACTCCTTAGGAAATCCATGACTATCATCCAACTCAATGTCTAAATAACATGCACTTGTGCTATAATCAACCTCAATCGCCTTATCAATCAAATTCCTTCTATGATACAAAATGTCAGCCTCATATGTTTCAATGCACTTTTTCTCCAACATTGACCTAACCTTGCTAACATCATTACTTCTCGGACATTCAACTCTAACAACTCTAAACTCTCTGCCATACTCATTCCTATATTTCAAATCTGTTTCCACAACATCTGACACTTCTTTAAACTTCTCAACCTTATCCCTGTAAACCTCTTTGACAAAGAAATATGGTATTACCCCAGTGTCCACTGCCTTCAACTTGCCATCGTGAATACCAAACACATACGTCTTACCATCCCTAAACATTGCTCTTGCCTTCCCTGTTATCATTCTTTCACCTCTTTAATTATATTCTCAATCCAGCCATTGCTTGCCAAGTAAAACGGACAATCCTTCAGGTCACTAAAACTGCAAATGCCCATCATCTTTAACTTCTTGCAACTATATGTATAAAATCCCCTGTTTTTGATATATCTCAATTGATAATCCGTCTTGCCCTCATTAAAATCAGATGCTGCCATTCTAAACAACTCTTTTGTCTTATCAAAACCCCAAACCTTCAACAAAAATATTGCCAACGCAACACGCCAAAAATGCTCCAACTCACCAGTTGCAAACAACCTGTTAATACCCTCCTTCATACATGGTGGCATATCCTTCAAATCAAATGTTAATGCATAATCCTTCCTAACTTTCTTCTTTCTTCCCCTTCTATGTTTCTTCTCATACTGCAATAATTCATTGCCCAACCCACTATTTTTGCCCACCTCTACAATAGTTGAAATCCCATTCTTCACCGCTTCCTTTATACTATTGTAATCACTTGACACATTAATTTCTACACACTCCAAACCTGCTGCACTGTTAACCGTCTCTGGCAATCTTGCCATTCTCCTTATGTCACCAAGCACCGCACTGTCAACATAATCCAATATACCCTTCTCCTTCGCCCACACCCTCACTGCCCATCCAAAATCCTCAATGTTTGTCATGTCAAAATTTAAGTATAAATGAAATCCCCTGCCCGTCGCATAACACCTGAACTCATACCCATCTAACAAATCAAGCACCTCTTGTAGCTTTGCGTATGCCCCCTTCAACCCATCCACATGGTCATCAATATCTAAAAATATAGTATCAAATTCTCTTCGCATTATTTGCCAATTGCTGAACACACTCGCATAGCAATCAACCCTGTTTCTCCCTGTCACATAACCAATGTAATCAACCTCATCATTGGCTATCTCTCGTGGTATGCCTATCTCTCTTGGAAATATTCTGCCAACCTCTTCCTTCCTTGCCCATCTCTCAAATGATTCAATTAAGTTTCTTTTTCTCTCCATCTGTAAACACCTTCTCGATAATCTTCTCATCTGTCACATCCACATAACCCAAGTCCGTTATCTGCCCAACTGTTGCCCTGCTCCAATCCTCAACGTCTTCTGCTCTCACTAACCAAAACTTTCTGTAACTCTTGAACTCATTTGCTTCTCTTCTATCAACGTATATTACTCTCTTACAATTGTGATGAACAACAATACCACCTCTCATTGCCGCACCAATATTATATGGATTAGCAGGATTCCAACTGTTTCCAGTGAATGCTATCTTATTGTTTCTCCTCACTAAGTAATTTGTTGTCTCAGTCCTAAGACTCCATATTTTACCTCTATACATCTCTTTACCAGCAAATGCCACCCATGCATAATTTATTGGCCTGATATATATACTGTATCTCTCTCTCTTGCTAAGAATGCCATTATTCTTTCCATTACTCATCCCCACTGCAAACCCTAAACTCATTGCAAGCACCATAACATCTTCTGCGAGCCTCTTCGACACTGTTGTTAATTGCCATGCCCTATTATTATTTCGAGTTGCCTTATGCCCATCTCCATGCAATAAACCCGACAGAAATGCCCTCTTCTCTTCTTCTGATGCCATCATTATCTCCTCTGGTATTCTCTTCTCATCAGATTTCCTTCCAAACTTTTCCAACTCCCTCCACAATTCTGCATCAAATATTGTCACATGATAGTATTTCCCACTAAACTTTATACCCTTATATTCCTTTGACTCATATTCATATATGCTATACTTTATGCCAATACTGTCAAGTATTGCCTTCACCACTCCTAAATCTTTCTCATTTAATGTTAATACAACGCTATGTATGTGATTGCCTTGTTTACGCAAACATCCCTCTGCAACATACCAACCATATAATGCATATCTCGGACTCTTGAACATATCATCCATAGTTATCTGTGCTGGCTTATCTCCAAGTCTTGCCTTTGGCACTAAAACACCATGTCTATTGACCATCTCTGCATATATGTATGAACCATCCGCTAACATCACTCTGTGATTACCAGTTACTAAGAAATCTGCACTCTTTCCCTTTATTCGAATCAACTCTCCATCATAATCATACACATACTTCTCAAGCACTTTTGTCCACACCACATCTCCTTCCTCATTGATGCCAAGCACATAATCACCCACATTAACATCTTTGTATGTCACAAATCCCTTGCCCTTTACAAACACCTCTGTCTTATCATCATTACATGCATGTAATGTCACTGCCACACCAACATTATGCTTATCCATTACATCAATTAGCCCCATAAACAAATGTGCTGTTGCATCTGCTTTCGCTGGATGGTCTTGCTGCGTGCTTGTGAACTTCCTTAATGGTGCACTTATACTGTCAACAATCACAAAATCAATCTTGTTCTTTTCAATGAACTTACTCAACTCACTATTTTCCAACGTCTCAACTATGCTGAATTCAAGCTTGCCAACGTTTGCTTTCTTGCCACCACCTGCACTTCTCTTTACTACTGCCCTGAATCCAACATACTCAAGCAACTCCTCAATTGTTTTGATACTGTTATACCACATCTTGCCCTTGCCCTCACCAAATCGCTGCTTAAATATTGGTATCCACTTCCTCAAAAACTCAACACTGCTACCCTCTGTATCTATGTATAAAACATTGTATCCTTGCGTTGTCAAATAATAACCATCCTGCGTCATTAGTAAACTCTTACCAACCTTTGGTTTCCCATATACTGCAAATATTTCATCGCTGTTATATGCTTCCTCGCCAAACAATGTGTTTATTGCATTGAGACTTGACGGAAACCTCCTCACATTACCCTTCCCATTCAATATTTCATCAATACTTATTTCCCCACTCACTATCTTACACCTCAACAAATCCAAATGCTTACACTTCTTCCTAACACTCCAACCAACACATGTGCAATATTCGCCATCTTTGTCACTCCACACTACATGGCTACCCGTGCTTCCGTCAACACTGAATACAATCGTTCCATTCCGTCTGTGTATGCAAACCCGCTCCATGCTTCACCATCCAACTGAAACACCATCTCTTTTCACCTCAACAGGAACATATAAACCACCAATCTTCTTTTCATATATTAATATCTTATGCTTTATGTTGTGCTTCTGCAACTGCATCATTGCAACCATGATATGATAGTTGCTACCAACAAACAATAAATATACCTCGTCCTCATCCGTCAACTCTTTTGCTAGTTCCTCAACATTCTTGCTTATCTCATGAAACACATCCTGCAATTGCTCCTCATCTGAGTAATTCGTTATGAATGTCGTGCTCAACTTTACCATCTTTACACTCTCATCAAACGTCCTTGCCACATCCCTATCAATCGGCTTGTTTATCACACACGGAATCAATACATACTTCATGCTTCACCACCTCAATATCGCTACTACCTCTAAAAATATAAATTTTGTGATTATGCAAACAAGTCCTCCATCCCAACTAACATCGCCATTGCCTCATTGAGCACCTTGTATCTCTGCAACTTTGTTCTCATGTCCACATTTGCCTTCCAAATCTCATTCGCGATCTGCTCATAAATGTCACCCAATGTTATCATGTCCCTATCAAGCCCAATCTTCGCTCTTGCCACTGCTGGTTTTGCATACTTCTTCGGAAGTATCTTTGCCAACTCCTCAAGCCCCTCAATGACATCCTTTGCCTTAACACTTCTCGTCCTTGCCAGAAACTCCTTGAATTCTGCTGCCCCATCAACAACGTTCTCTATTGTGTTGTCGAGCTCATCAACCAGCTGCTCGACACTCTTTGTATGCTTCCTGTAAACATTGTTCAGGTTCGTCCTGATGATTGTTCTTGCATTGCCAACCTTCAATACAAGATTAACCATTAATGCCATTGACATGTCAATGCTGTTGTGAACAACAAATCCAACCTCATCATCCACCCTTACAAATATGTGCACCCTGCGAACATCGTCCTTTTGAATTCTCTCAATCTCATAACCTCTATCCTTTGCTATTCTCTCGACTGCCTCAATTATTCTCTCGTTTGGAATAACCACATACCTGCTGCCAACAATTGCCACAAACTGCCCATCCTTCAGCACTGCCTTATAAGGGACTCTCTCACCAAAATGCCTCAAATACTTTACCTCAATCCCATGCCCAACCTCTTCCACTTTCTCAACATCAAACTCCAACACTACCTTTCCCATCTCCTCCATCTTAACCACCTCAATACCTACTACAACTTACGAGTATTTAACCTTTTCTGTTTTTCGTCGATATTGCCATACGTTATCAAGGTATGCCAGTAATGGCAGGACTTATTGCCCTCACCATCTCCTCCAATTGATGTATTCTGTCATTAATATGACTAATTTGCTCCTGTAATGTCACACCCGACGCACCCTCCGCCAACGCAAAAAGTGTCCTGTCATTCATCAATAAATCCTTGACAACCAACAACAACGTCAACTCCTTGATGTGCCCCGGTATATCATCCCTACCATATGTATAAGTAATCTTAACTTCCTTACCAGCCTGTGGTATTAGAAAATTGTTCAAATATACCACACCATTGATGTAATCAACCCAATAATCCTTCTGCCTTCCTTCCTCATACTGCGGACTTGCTATCCAATCCTCCCATGTCTCACCATCATACACTTCAAGCTTATCAATTGACCTAATGTATAATCTGCCCAAGTATATTGGAAAACCCAACCTGTAAATCCACCAACCCCACTTTGGCCTCGTCAAATCATGATAATGAACTTCCTGCTTGCTGTTACCCGCCCATGTCGTCATTGTAATTCTATCAACATAATCCATCTTCATCTCAATTAGATTTTGTAGATATGTATCACTATACCTGTTGCTATTTGATATACCTAACCAATCCTTAATCTCTTGCGGTGTAACATACAATGTCATATCAAAAAATAGATGTTAAAAAATATAAGCTTTATGCTTGAGTAAATTATGCACTCTTTAGAGCAACAACCTCGTAATCAACTACAACATCAACATCTACGGTATCATTATTGATTGCCTTTACTGTAAACTCATTCTCTCCGCCATTCGCTAACTCAACCTCACAACTTGCTGTTGACGTGCTCACCTTCGGCACACCAATTATTAGATATGCATCCCCAAGAGTAACTGTCTGAGTCTTCGTCCCACCACTCGGAACTGCTGTAACTGTAACACTGCCCATCAATTTTGTCTTTGCCACCACGTCTGGAAATATGCCCATTCTTATCACCTCTCTCAATTAAAAAATATTGGAATTACTGAAGGTCTCTCAGTTTGCCCTGGTAGGCAAGTCCCCTTGCAACAGTCTCTCCAACGAACCTGTATGCCCCTTTGATTACAAACTTGTTCAGCAACAGGAATTCTCTGGTCTCGAAATACTCAACAGGCCTGAGTGTGCTGATTGCCAATCTTGGCAGTCCATATCCCTCAGTGTCAGTCGTATCAAGTGCATATAACCTCTGAATTGTATCTGTTGGAGTGTCCACGCTCTGAATGACAGGCAGTCCATACAGAGTTGCCACTTGGAATCCAACCTGTGCTCCTGCCGCCGTCTCAATACCATTCAGTCCAAACTGCACTCTTGCCTCGCCCAAATCATTGTATCTGACAAAGGTTGTATATATCTCCTGTATCTTTGCATAAGTATCATATCCAGTAAGCAGGACATTTGTGTTTGCTCCCTTCTTTCTTGTTTCAACAAGCAACTGCCTAATAAGACCATCAGTCAAATCTCTTGCCGTGCCATTATTGTGAAGCACAACACTATCTGCCCAGCTTGCTTCACTATCTCTATCAAGATTGTATATGTTTACAGTATTAACATCCGCGCAATTCGTCAATTCATCATATGAACCAACAATTCTATCAATACTCTCAAGTCTGTTGCCAGTACCCTCAGCATCAGTATTCTTATCAAGTATTTGCCTGTTCAACATCTTTGCGAACTCGACACCAATTTCTGCCCTAACCTGAGCCACTGAACCCCAAATGTCGTCAACGCTAACTCCTGCAAGTGCCTCAAGCACATCACTGACCTCGAAGGTCTCAACCTGCATTTTTGGTGATGCCCTAACAATCGCAACGTCCGGATATACTGCATTTGGCAGGGTTGCCGTCTCACTTATTGCAAGATTGTCCGCTGATGTAGCAAAGTCCGTCTTGACACGCCAACCACTCCTGACCCATGTGGTCTTTGGTAGCATGCCAAAGGCATTAGCTTCCTGATTGAGCTGTGCCCACACAAATGCTCCATAGACCTGATTATATACACTCTGTCCAACCGCAGTGCTAACCTCACCTTCTGCCTTCATGAACTCGTATATGTCACCAAGTGACAGGAACGGATGTCCTGCCAATCCCTGATAGAACAACTCAAGGTCATACGCCGTTAATTTTCTAACACCCACACTCATTTATCTCACCTCTTAAGCATGATTTCCTTAAGCTTTTCATTAATCTCCCCAATCGTCATCTTACCAGTCAGCACACCCTTGAGAATCTCATTGAATTCACCCTCATCCTCAGGATGCTTAACCTCAACCTCTGGTCTTGGAGTAACTGCTTTCATCATTATCTCCTTAACCTCTTTCTCAACAGGCTCGCCCTCAAGCTCATAATCTGGCTGTCTCTGCACTCTCTCTGGCTCATCAATCTCCTCAGCCTCTTCCTCTGCACTCTCTGCTGGTTTTGGCTCACCCGGCTTCATCCTGTCTCTCTGAGCTGCTTCATTCGCTTCCTCTGGAGTCTCAATCTCCTTATTCAGCAACATCTTCTGCACAACCTCATTAAGTCCCTTCGTGGCATCTGCACTTGCCCTGACAGCCTCCGCAAGCTCGGTAAGCATCTCCCTAAGTTCATCAAGCTTCATCATCATCTCTTCGATCTTATCATCAGCATTTGCTTCTGTGCCTGCATCTGTAGCTTCCTCTTCCTCATCCATAACAGTTTCCTCAATTTTTTCATCCTCTTGCTTTTCATCCTCTTGCTTCTCGACTTTCACCATGCCACTCACCCCATTATCTACATCAAAAAATAGATGCTACCTATTTATATAGTTTTCGGCTGTTACTCATTATCCTTCCTCTCTAACCACTTTTTCTTTCTCCTTCTTGCTGCCACTGTCTCAGGTTTATCT